TCTGCTGTTGCATACGGCGTTGGAATTTCATATTCGCCGGTCAATGGTTCTGCGTACCAGTACGTCGCATTAGGCGGAACCTGGTTTGTGTGTGCAGCGATGCAATAGTAGTTCACACCAGATCGAGATACCAAGCTTCCAACGGTATATGCGGTTGCGCTATTCCATGCTGCTGGAGATCCTTGCAACAGCGTTGCGCCCTGCGTGTGAAATCGAATGTAGCCGTTGCCAAACTCGAGCACCATGGTTTGCGTGGTTGAGTAGGTGAATGGCAGCAGCCTGGTTTTCTTTGTCGAGTCTTTTACCTCGCGCACAAAAGCAAACCCAGCTCGATTTTCGGCTGGGCCTTGCGGGCGACAAACAAAGTTTCGGACAGTAGCAGCGCCCGTTTGAAATTTCTGGTCGTCAATACGTCCATACATTTCGGGCGACATTTCGCCACCAGCAAACGAGCGTTGTAGGTTGCGGACGTTTGGCATGTGTTATCTCCCGGATGTCCAGGGTACGATGTGTTCGACCTTGATGTTTCGTTGATTAGAGTCAGATGCTTCAGCCTGCGCCAGATAGCCCGTCATCATTTGCACGCAGCGTTTACTTTCCGCGGTGCCCATGTCGCCTTTGATCACTGGACCTGCAAGCATCGATGCAAGATGCCAAGACAGCGTGACAATGAATAGCGGTGAAAATTCTGTAGTGTCAGTGACGTAGCCTGAATATCGCAACACAGCGTTTTCTACGTTTGTAAAAAGGTTGTGAATGCCATTGGCATCTGTCTCGATAGTGAATGGCTGCGGTACATATCGCCCAGCAGCCGTCACCGGTGAATAGTTGTGCGACCAATACGGTGTATCGGTAGGAACAAAGCGTGTTGCGTAATCATCGTACGCGTCTTCAGGCAACACGGCTATTGGGTTCAACACATCGGATGGCAGCGTGTATGCGTACTTCCACTCTGGCCATACTTGTTCAATCTGCGTCAAATTAGCGCGACGCATTGCAAAATTCCAATTGTGCATTTCGAGCAACGAGTCTCGGGCAATCGGGTAAAACCTCTTACAGTGTTCGGCTTGAGCGGAGCCCTCCGGCGGGTTGATGCTGGCCACAGTGGCGTTGTCACCAAGGTGCCCCAATGCCAAATTACAAATATCGACTTCTGATGCCATCATGGCCTCCTATGTAAAAGGGGGCCGTGGTTTCCCAACGGCCCCCGCGACTCAACTTCCGAAAGAGAAGTATTACACCGAGCCTTCGGCCACGTCTTCAGCGCCGCGCTTGGCTTTGGGAGCCCACTTCTTTGCAGGCGCTTCAGCTTCAGCGGGGGCATCAACAAGCTCAAGATTTGAACCTGCTTTGCCATCGTACTCAACAATGTCGCCTTCCTCGCGGAGGCCATTATTGATGAACGATCTTTCAAGTACGCGGTATTTAGGCATAGTGTTTTCCTTTCAGATTAAGCAACAGTAAAGCCAGAAGCGTAAAACTTCTTGCCGTCCTGAATGTCCATCACAACATCAGCAGTCACTGCACCAGAGGTGTAAGTGCCAGAGATAGTGTAACGAGCGCCAAGATAGCGTTGGCCAGTTGATGCGATCTGTGGGTTGATGCGAACAGCGACGTTCTTACCGGCAACCAAATCAGCGGTAACAACCGCGTCAGAAGAGCCAAGAACAACAACGCCAGAAGACAACGCAGCGTTGGTTGCGCCAATCACTTCAAACTTCACAGAAGTGCCACCAGCCAGGGCTGTAGTCACTGCAAAGTTCATGTAAAGATCTTGACCTTCGCCGATGTCGCGAGCGATGGAAAGATCGATGGTGTCAGTAGACACGGCAGTGGTAGTCAATGCCTGGTCAGTAGACACACGGAGCAGTTTATCGGTAATCATGGTTTATGTCCTTTCAAGTTAATTGGTGGCCGATTAGCTGACAACAGCTTCGGTGTTGAGGATCGCGTCCACACGACGAAGCGGCACGCCCAAGAAGGACAGCCAGCTATAAGGCATACCAAACTGGCTCAAGCCCTCATTGATTTTGAGGACGTACTGGCTCTTGTCGAGCGCAGCCACAGACAGACCAGAGTGGACGGTACGGTTCATGTAGAACGCGGCACGACCCATGGCCATGTTAGGGATACGGTACAACGAACGAGCCATCAGCTTGACGATGTTGGTTGCAGCAGATGCTGCCTGGGTGCCAGTCTGGCCAACCAAGTCAGACACATCGATGTTGCAGATGCGAACGACATAGCGCCAGTCTTTCACGACCAAACCGTTTTTCCACTGGTAGCGAGTTGCAAGAGCCTGCAAACGAGTGCCGTCACTGTTGTAAACGGTTTGCTCGCCGAGGTCTTCGTGGATCAAGCCAGCTTTTGAGCCTTTAGGGAATGGGCAGTAAACAGTATTGTCACCCCAAACCACCAAGTACACAGAAGTGTTGTCAGAGCCAGAACCGCCAGCGCTCAAGATGTTCTGTGCGTTAGCAGCAGACAAGCTCGAGTAACGTGCAGCCAAGCCAAGGAACTGCTTCGGATCAACGCCAGGGTTGCCGTAAAACAGAGTCGTAGCTTGAGTCTGGTTCATCGCTTCAAGGAATGCGGTGTCTTCCGACAAGCGGAATTGAGCCGTATTGCCGTTGAGCATGGCCAAGTCTTTGTCCACTTCGGAGCGAGCTTCCAAGATGCCGCAAGCTTCGTCCACTTGTGCAGTGGTCGATTTGCTTGAAGGGATACCTTGGTTCAGTGCGCGCCAGTAAACAGTAGGCAGGCCAGTACGAATAACCACGCGGTCGCCGGTAGGCAGGTTGCCTTCCTTGAACACGCAGTCTTCGAGGACTTCGTTGGACTGCGAGAGCAGTTCGGCAACGATAGGTACACGACCATCCGGGTCGGTGCGTTTGGCCCAATCGGCCAGGGTGAGGTTGCTAGTAGACAAAGTAGTCATGGTTTTCTTCTCCTATTAGGATTGATTGCTGTACAAAGCGGATGCTGCGTCGTTGAAGCTCTTCGGTCCTGCGGACTTGCCGCCACTTGGAGCGCCACCAACGAAACGATCCTCGCTGATTGCTTTTCCCGCCCTGAACATAAACCGAATCACTTCGGGGTTATTGCCCAGGCCGGACTCATTTAGCAGCGAGCGGAGTTCAGGTGTACCGAATGCGTCCAGTGCTTTCTTGGCCACCGCAAGGTTTTCCGTTAGCTTTTCGCCGCCGTATTCCTTGTCGGTTTGTGCCTGCTGGGCCCAATCGTTTCGTACCTGTTCAATGACCTGCATCTGACGCTCCTGAATTTTCGGAGCCAGTTTGTCGATCATTTTCTGCGCCGCGTCCTGGGGTAGGTCCAATTCCTTGGCAATGTCCGAGAATGAGTTGATCACCTCGGGGTCGAACTCTTTGCCTTCAGGGGCTTTGAATTCGTACGCTTCCGGCGCACCGGTCACTTTGCCGTCGGTATTGCCTGCTGCCTGCCCGTCCTGGGTGGCCTGCTGGTTCTGCCCGCTGGTCGCTTGCTGCTGCGTCCCTGCTGGCGCTGCATCCGTCGATGCGTTGCTTGCAGGGGTTTGCGATGAGGCTGTGCCTTCAGTGGTCGTTGCGGCTTGATCCGTCATCAGCATTTCTGTCATTCGTGTTCTCCTTTACCATTTGTGGGTACAGCTCTGGGCATAGAGCGTGAACCATCGCTAGTGTGCGGTTGCCAAAGTTCCTGTTACCCTCCGCGAACGCCATTTGCATCGCATTGGTGTTGAACGATAGCCGGAACACACCCGTCTGATCCAGAAGCCGCCATACTACACGGCGGCCCCTCTTACTGCCCATGAGCCACTTGAGATCGGCCTCTTCGTTCTCTTTGGCCAGGCGCTCGCGAACCTCTCGGTCCGTCTTTGCTTTCTCCTGGCTGCGGAGATCAATCGGGTCAAATTCTTTGCTCATGTTGCCAATCTATCCACGGTTCGTCTTGATACGGGTACCATCAAGCTCCCACCTCATCCACCGTCAAGATCACTGACGGCGTGGCTGGGCGCGTTGGACTGGTCTGCGCTGAAATAGCCTGGATTGACGTGCCAATATGCGTGGTTGACCAGTACATTTCGACATAGTCTGAAGCACTCATTGACACCCAAAAGTTCCATGCCGCAACCACATGGCCAGGCGTGCCGCCGTGTTGTGAAGGCACCGATAAAAACGTGTTGCTTTGATCGATGTCTACGCCATTCTTTTTGAACCACAGGCTTACGTCTTGATCCGACACGTCGCTGTTTTCAAACTGCGCGCTGAACTGGATGTTGTACACGCCAGCTCGATCGACTGTAATTCTGGAGCCAGAAACAATTGACACACCACGCGATATGTCGGTGGTGTTTATGGTCACAACCTTGGCCGTATTAGCGCTGTTGGTTTGATCTGTGGTGTCGTAAAACGACCCTATGCGTGCAGCCCTAGACCAATAGAACTCGCTGCCATCCGGGTCTTTTACACCAACAATGTCGCCGGTTGTTTCGTCATACAACCACGGCGCGCCAGCGTATTTTTGTCTGCTGGTCATTACGATGCGGCCATGTCGCCATACAGCATGGTAGCGCGGTTATTGTTTTGCGCGTTTTCTGTTTGGCCAATCTCCATGTCTGTGATTTGCAAACACACACGCGATTCAGCGTCGCCGCCTTGCATTTGATTTGAGCTGACAGACTTTACAACGCATTTGGCCGTGATCATCATTTCACCACCAACTTTTGGCAATGCAGTGATGCCAAGTTTTTCAAGCGCGCCGTCATCGAGATCGATGGTCAAACCATACGGATACTGCGGGGCTTCCATTTCGATCGCGCCGCTGTACTCTTTGGTTTCTTCGGCCGTCATTTTCATGCTTACGAGTGACATGGTTTTCCCCTTATGAAAGTCTGTTGAGTTTGAAAAGAGCTGACGAAAGCGCAGTGCAGATGCTGTCGATTTCGTTTTGAATGTGCGATTCGCTGCCCATCATGGCGCGATTCGATTCAACGTAGTCGTAGATCTTTTGCACTTCAGCGGGCCAGTTCTTGCCGTCAACGCCAGCAAACGATAGACCTTGGCCAGAGCAACCCATCCATGCCTCGGCCAGACCATCGGTTAGATCGTCCAGGTCACTGTATACGCCAAGCGCTGTGTGAGCCGCAAAGCTTCCAGGACCAGTCGTCATCAAGTGAACCTTGTGGATGATGACAACGGCCTCGAGCAATTTCGAGATGAATTCAGACGCGCCCTTTGCGTCGCCGTGCTCATCGGCAGTGTTGCCGTATAGCATTGTTGCTTTGGTAGCCATGGTTTCTCCTTAAACTTGTTGGGGCGACGGTGATCCGTAGCCGCTGAATTGGTTCATGATGTCCATCAACGCATTCGAGCCATCGCCTGTTGGAGCGTTGCCAAGGTTGCGTGCTGTTTCAGATTGCTGATGCAGCGCTGCTGATTGTTCTTTTGCAGCCATGGCCTGGTTGCGTGCCTGGCGGATCTTGGCCACTTGCTCGCCTGCAATGATCATGTTGGGGTCAACGCCCAGCATGTCAGAGTAAGCGTCTACCCATGCGTCGCCGTCAAACTTGTCGAGCACATCTGGCTTGATGCCTGCCACCACACCAAGGTTGCCAACAAATCGATCAACGCTGTTGGTGCCAATAGCGCGCTGCGCCTGGGCCAGCATCGAGACAAACTCGACGTTAAGGTCCACGCCCTGCAATTCTTTGGGTATTGGAGGCAATGCGTTTGCTTCAATCATGCGATTGAATGTTGTTTCAATCAGCGGATCAAGCAGCTCATTGTGCAAGCGCTCGAGCACCGGCCCAAGCATCAACAGCTTTTCTTCGTGACGCTCGGCCACTTCGGTTGCTGTCATGCGCGTGTCTGTTGCGTTAGCCAGCATCAAGAACAGGTCGGCGTAAAAACCGCCACGCACGCGCTCGCGTACGTCTTGAATGTCCATCAGCAAATGATTCAGATCGAGGTTGACTTCAAACGCGGTTTTAATGCCTGCGCTTGCGTTGCCATCGATGAACGTAATACCACCAGGCAAAGTTTCAACGTCGCGGTTTTTCATGCTGGTTGGAACCTGGAGCGGCGGCTTGGTTTTGTAGTCAATGGCCTGCGCTTTACGGAGCTGCTCATGCTGGAGCTGTTTCACGTCGCCCAGCACTTCCATACCAGGGCTGTTGCCGTAGATGTCGCCGCCAGCCGTAGCCCAGCGCGGCACCAATGCAGGGAAATCTCTGAACCCAGACTCGGACAAATACTTGTCAGGGTTGCCGCCCACCTCAAAGTAGTAGCTGCCCCATGCCATGTTTTTGTTGTCGCGCTTGCTGTGGTCACGATCGGCGCGTGGCTCGATCGCATGAATCAGCCTGATCCATTGATCCAGCGAACCGCGGTCGAACATGTTTTTAACGACCGTTGAACAGTTGTCGTACCCAAACTCTTTGACAATCTCGGCCACCGGCTTTTCAAATTCGCGGTATAGCGTACAGACGCGGCCCTGGTAATCGGTGGCAATGCAATACTCGCCGACTGTCAGCGGGTAGTGATGGATCACCGAGCCATAGTCAGGCATCACAATCGATGCCGCCGTGCCAAACGCGCCCAGCTCTTCGTACATGCCATGCAATGCGCGGTAGGTGTTTGACTTTTGAAACACCAACTGCATGCGCTTGGTCACGTCATCGAGCCAAAGCTTGACCGGTTGATACGCGTTGAGCTGTGGATCTTGCGTTGCGAGTCGAAACCACGGGCGCGCAGGTGACGTGGCACCAGCCATCATGCCAGCGCCAAGCACGCGCAGTGCTCGGGTGCCGGTGTTGTCGTAGATGTTGTTGTGCCTGCGCCAGCCTTTGTCGCGATCTTGGACAAAGTAGCGTCCATTTCGTGGCAGCAAGTAGGTTGTAATCTCTTGCCAGTGCGCCCACCAGGTAGCGCGCTCTGCCTTGAGTTGGCCCCAGCGCGTGAACAGCTTGTCCCGCTTTGGTGCCTTCGGATGTGATTGCGCGTCGCTAGTGAACTGACTCATAGTTATGCACCCAATAGTGTGCTCTTGCCCAATGCAAGCTGCTGTGGGTTAACGCCTTGAGGACCGGTCAGCATAGTGCCTGCCGCGCCGCCCTTGGAGGCTTGTTCTGCCGCAGAAGTAATTGCGCCAACGTCGGGCGATTTTGCATTCGCACGATTGACGTTTTCCTCTGCCAGTTTCTGTTGTTTGGTAGCGCTTTCTTGTGCCTGCGCCTGCGCTGTTCGCTGTTGCTCTAGCGCTTTGTTTTGTGCATCGGATGCGCGCTCGCCCGAGTAAACGGTGTACGCGGTTCCGACCACTGCTGCTACTGCTGCTGTTACGCCCATGGTCAAATCTCCTTACTGAAAATGATGTCCTGAACACCATACCCAAGCTTCGGCATGATCGTTGCCAGGGCTGTGTTTTGTTTCGCATGCCACAGCATCAACCGAGTGCCTCTTGCCTTGGCGGCTTTTTCGGTTTCCCGAATGAGCTGTAACCCCAACCGGCCTGCGCGCCTTGCTTCGGTGACAAACAGGATGTCATTCGAGCAGATGCACAGATCGGCATAGTGTAGGTGTCGCAACACGAAGCTCACCGAGTAACCAATCATCTCATCCCCATCAAACGCGCCCAGGGCCAACAAGGCTCCTTGCTGTTCCATGGCTTCGTACCGTTGCCAGTCCGGCTTGAGGATCATGACTTGCTTGTTCAGCGCCACCTCTTGCCAATGCTCATCGAACAGCGTGGCTGCGTATTGAGCGAATTCGGCGACCGTGGACTCTCGAATTTCGATCATGCTTGCCCCACTATATCTGCCACGGTAGCGGCTCCATCTGTTGATACGGGTACCTGTGGCATAGGGTAATCCGGTGCCACGGCATCGATGATGATGTGAACCCGGTCGGTTTCACCCTGATTGGTGGCCGCGTGCGGCTTCTTGTGATCAAACCACCAGCACTCCCCGACCGCCCAATGTGCAGGCTCGCCGCCGGTGATGTTGTAGCAGTACGGGTTTGTCGATATGACAACGTGAAACCTGGCGAAATAGTCCGCGTATGTGCCTTCGTCGATGTGCTCATCGACCGATCCACCGGCCTTGAGGTTGACGATTAAAACGCGGCCAAGCTCTGTGACTTTGAGCACGTCATTGAGCAGGGGCCGCAGCACCGGGACCAGGACATCGGCCAGCCGATCCATGGCCGGGTAGTCGTAGCTGCCAAGGTCAAAAAAGAATTTGTCCGGGGTGAACGCTTCCGGTCCGCGGGCAAAGATGCATTTGGTATCGTGGTGCGCGCTGCCAGGGTAGTCCTGGCGCACCGTGATCTCGGACCACATGCCAAGGTTGTTGGCCAGCGCTTCCAGGATTGGTGCGGTCTTGAGGTCGCTTGCGACCAGCTTACAGTTTTGCATAGGGGTCATATTCCTTTCGTTGCTTGTACCCGCCCATTTGCATGACGATCGATCGCTTGGGCGTGTCCATCAAGCCCAG